TAGATATTTTCTATTTGTCTGAACAATGAACATGTTTCTTTCGTTCATTGTTGAGTCAACAGTTAGGGGTCGAAACTTAAGAACCTGTTCTAGACCTAATGCAAATACAAAACCGATTGCATAGATGTAGAAAGCAAAGTTAAGAAAACTTGATGCTGTTAGTAATAGTGGAATCATCCTACCTCTTGTAATTTTTGTGCGACTGTTAGTTTTTGTATTGGTGCTACGTCATTCAATCCGTTAGCATCAAACCATGGTGCGGTCTCCCAGTCAAAACCCTCACCAAATGTATTGTCTGCGTTAGCAACATACCAATGACATGCTGCGTCTGGTATGTCAACTGCACACACTGCCCAATCATCTGTCCATTGTGGAACTTGAACCCAGATAACAGGTTCTTTCTCAAATGCATGGGCAATTTGTGGGAATGCTAGAGACAATGATACGACAGATATTATTGCCCAAAAGAATGTGGGTATGTATCTGACGCTCATTGGTCTTTTATATACTTCCATGACATCATGGTAAGATTTTGAAAAGTAATCGCTCACTGTTTTTGAAAGGTAATCGCTCATAACATTCCTAGTGATCCTGCTGTAATGCCTACAGTCAGGAAGAATACGAACTCAAAGATCGGCAGATATCCTGCGTTCTTTAATAAGAATTGAGTCATTTATGCTTGTGCTCCTCAGCGTTTGTTTATACGTATGCGATACTGCCTACACCTGATACGATGTAAAGAGTAACAATTGTTGTGAATAGAATGTGATACATTTTTATGCTCCTTGGTATACTCCTGCGGGTGTCATTACTCCACCTCCCTCATCGTCATCGTCATCATCGTTAGATAATGCTCTAAGAAATAACTCAAGTCCAACCAATATTCCAAAGGGGTATAGAGTCCAGAGGATTATTTGGGATGGTTGAACTGAGTTGTCAGCGATAAGTTCCACTTATACAAAACCTGGTATAAGTTGACCTGTGGTTAGGTAAGCACCTATCCCTGCTATGATGCCGATCATGGCAAGTCTGCCATTAAGTTTCTCGGCAAACTTTTTTGAATCCTTATCTGTCATTTAGAAAATACCTGGTATGATGTTTCCTGTTGTTGCGTAAGCACCTACTGCTGCTACGAATCCAAGCATTGCTGCCCAACCGTTAAATCTTTCTGCTTCTGGTGTCATGAGTTTTGCTCCTGTTTTTTGTGTTGTGAATTGAGTAATAAGTTTCATCTTTAGAAGAAACCTGGTGCTATCCATCCGAATAGACCGTAATTGATAGTGCCGATCACTAGACCGAGCATTGCGAGACGACCATTGATCAACTCTGCGTTCTTCCAGTAGTTCATTAGAAAATACCTGGAATGATTTGTCCTGTGGTAACGTATGCACCTAGCAGTGCTACGAATCCGATCATTGCCCAACGACCATTAACCTTCTCAGCATTCTGAGGGTAACCATCGTAAGAAGCAGTCTCATCAATGTAAGGACGTGTTTCATTAGGGAAAGCGTTCTGTCTTCCACCTGATTCTGTAGTAACTGTCATTTGTGCTTTGTTAAGAACTGTAACAATACTATATAGGAAATATTAAGTTTTGTCAAGCAGGGTGTGTCAGTTTTGTGACTGTCTTTAATTTTCTTTATATTTGCTATAGGTTTTACTAATATGTCTTAACAGATACAGTTTTTATTTTGCTACATATTACAGGGTAAGTTGTATTCAAACAAATGAAAAAGTTTTTACCACTTATATTATTGGCAGGATCCGTTTCTCCTGCGTTTGCCGACATCACTCATAGAATGAGTAGCTCTGTCCAATTACAAACCAACGCAGCAGCGACACAGGTAGGAAGAATCGGAAGTACATACACAGTATCAGGTTCTGGTGTCTCTACAGACGTAGGTGGTAGTGGAACTGCTGACCTAAACGTTGGTGGACTAGGAACTCTAACTGATGGTGTAGGGCAAGGTTCTATTGCTACTGCTACTCACACTGCAGGTACAGCGTTCTCATTCTCTCAATCATTCATTGAAGGTGACGCTATTGTAACTAGTGCTCCAAGTTTAGGTGCTGTCAGTGCATACTCAGATCAGACATCTACTGGTGTAGGTACTGGAACTGGAACTGGAACAGTCCTAAGTTCGGGTGCTTTAACGGTAGTTGGTGGTGGAAGTGGTACTCTAAGTACAGGTCAATTCGTAACTGAATTAGTAATCGAATAATAACGATGTTTAAAAGGGGTATACATATAGTATATGCTATAGGTGTAGTGAGTGCTGCACCTTTATATGCAGTGCCTGTGGTACCCAATTTTACACAAGGCTCGATGACTTCTACGACAACCCAGACTATCACTACGTCGGAGACCATAAATTCGATGGATTATGCGACAGGCTGGACGTACTCGGTAACGGGTCATGGCGTAGAAGTAGAAGAGGGAACTACAATATCACCTGATGTGATATCAACTCATTCAAATACCGTAGACGGTGTGACATCAACATGGACAGGATTAGATTTAAACTCGAACGACAAACCGAACTGGAAACTAAACCAAGCAGGGGGAAGTTTCAGTTTCACAGAGCATTATTCAGGACCAGGTCTTCAGACCCACACAATAATACAAAGAGAAACAACCGTCCAAAGTGTCACAGAATCAACGTCAATATTCTCAAATTGATTTCTGCCTTATCTTTATCTACATGTATACCAGTGTATGCGACAGATGTAGGTGGTGTATCGGCAACTGCAAATCCTGTCGCGAATAGTTCAGGCTCAGTTACCAACCAGGCAATACAAGTTTTACAAGGACCGTATATAACAAACACATATGGAGATGGCATACAATGCCAAGGTGCTACCGCCAACTTCACACCATACATCACCAGAACAGGAACATGGCAAGATCCTTACGAGTCTTTTTTCAATGATCCTGTCTACAACATGGCAGATAATAATGATGACAATATACCTGACAATCCTGGTGAGATACTCTACTATGTTCCTACTAGAACAGGTCAGAAGTCTACACAGAATATAAACATAGGATTCAGTGCTACGTTCTCTGTCCCATTAGATAAGAAAGCAATGGAGCAGTGTAAACAATCAGTAGACCTACACAATGAGTATCGTGCACAAGTCATAGCAAATAAACGCCTTGACTTTGAGATAGCTAGATTAAAAAATTGTGGAACTTTGAAAAAAGAGGGTATAGTTTTCCATCCAAACTCTCCTTACTATGCAGTATGTGCTGACGTAATGCTTATCAATGCACCTAACGTAGTGGGTGCTCACACACATACTATCACACCTAACACTGTAGACTCTACTAGAAAGAACCTTAAACTAGGTGATGCTAATAATTTAAAAGAAATATCTATAGGTGACTAACGTTTTATAGGAGGTAGTCCTTTCTTCTTACGATACTCATCCGTCTGAATATCTTGACGAGTGGGTTTCCTAATTTTTTTGCCTAATTTTTTCTGAGCAGTTGTAATTATTTTCTTTACTACAGGTCGTATAATTCTGATTAGTAATGGTGTGGCAGCAGCACCCGCTGTAGCAACCACTGCCAGTGCGGTCACTGTTGATACTTGATTTATAGGTGGCACGTATTTTTCTAGCGGTGACGTAGGTTCGTACAATGTCACACAGGTAGTGCCCTGTAGTTCATGACCTACAACCTTCTCATCACCAGACTGTGTTACATCACCCACTCTTAGTTGAGCAGGACCAGGACATGGTGTTTCTTCTCCTACACCTCCTGTGTCAGGTGTGTCTGGAGTAGGTGGATCTGGTGGTGGGTCTACCTTTGGTGGTGGAACTTCTCTGTATATGTTTAAATCTTCTGGTGTATAATCCATTGCATCATATGTTGGATAGTCTGCATCACAAAGCACCCTAGTTCCTTGGGAGTCTTCATCCTTTAGATTAGGTTGCTCTCTATTTTTCTTTGCGTCAGGATGAAACTTTACACAACCTGGCATGTCAACGATAGGTATACCAATATTAACTACCACTGGTGGTGGTTGATACACTGGAACTGTCTTCGTTACATTTGGTATTGATATCTCGTTTATGCCTACCGTTTGAATACCTATGTTAGGTATGCTGATAACATCTTCCATGCTATCTCCACTTGCTTGATGCCTTTGCTTCTATTACTTTTAATGTTTCTAGTTCGTCACTCTCATCTGCGTGTGTATGATGTGTGACCTCTCTTAGTGTCTTAAGATATTCTAAAACGTGTTCTCTGATCTCCATCAACTCATCAAAGCACCCTTGGTTATGAGCACAACCTCTCAACTGAGCATTAGGTTCTAACACCGACTCTTGGAATAGAGTCAGTGCTCGATCATACTTGATGGCAGGAGTCTCTTTGCCTATCATAGTTTTGGCATTGTAGGCAACGCAGGACCTGTAAGATCAGGAATAGCATCTGTGATACCACCACCGATAGATGGCATAACTGATTCCATTACTTTACCTTTGATACTATCTACGATAGCATCCTTTCTGATGAACACATATCCACCAAGACCAACTACACCAAGTGCTACTGCACCTGAGAAGATAGCGATTCCGTTAATAATTTTTTGCATGATTTTATTTGTCTGGGACGATTTTTACAGGACCTTGTTCTATCCTGATGGTTTGAGCAGGAGCAGTCTCCGATGCTTTGGAGATAAGAAACTCCATATCTTTTTTAGATATGTTAGCACTACCACCATCTGCACCATTCTTTTTCTTGCCTGTTCCGATGACGCCAAAGGTAGCTAAAGTTCCTGTGAAGACCGAAGCTATAAAGGTCGGATCTAATTTTTGTTCTGGGATTTTAAAAGACTCTGGCAATTTAACGTATGCTAATGTCAAGATCCCTGCGGACCACACAAGCACCGCCAAACGTACGAACGTAGAGAGGATAGCAAGTTGCTCTTCCTTATCTTCTGCAGCGTCTTTTAGTTTGCCGATGAGACCTTTTGATTTCTCTTCGACTTTCTTTGTCTCTGCCATAATGAAAGTTATTCTGTTTTATATATATGAGTCTAACTTATAGAATCAATCCAAACTTTACGATATCCTTTTACTCCTTCCCAATCTTCGTTGAGTGCAGCGTTAACATATGGCATATACTTACTGGTATCTTTCCCTATAGATTCCATCATCTTTATTGTAGATGATATAGAGTTGCCACCGAACACTGTCTCATATTTGTTTGATGTTTTACTACTGAAGTTTGTCATGTATGACTTATCATAGTTGTATATCATGTTGAATATACCCGACGTTTGCTTATATACTTTACCGCACATTACAACTGTCTGGTTGTTCCACACCGAACTATTTTTACCTTCTGTTGATACTGGTGTATACATCACGTCTTTTGTTATCTCATTCAATGTGGCAATTACTTTGATTGGTTGTGCTACAAATATAATAGTCTTCTCTATTGATTCGATGTTAACGATCTTATCAGTAAGATCAAATGCAGGGATAACATCAGCACCAAAAAATTTAGTTGTTGAGTAGTCACTCATGTTCTCATAAAAAACGGTTGTCCCTGCGATCAACGCAACAGGCAACCGTGTTCTTTTTAATATCTCATAATGTAACTGAGATTTTTTTGTAGATATTACGTGATTGATTAATTTGTGACCACCTTTTGCTGCCCATTGTTTGCAGAAGTCAAGAGCATATGAACCAATACAGTGAACTGTTGCTTTGGTGTCTGGGAATCCAGTATCAAATGTTTTTAGTGCTGTAACTGATGTAGGAACACTCTGTGTGTCCTCTGCCTTTACAATAATCTGTGGTGACCAGTCCATTATACAAAATACTTTTTTAAGTATTTAGTCCTTGTAAGGACTAACTACTGTATCACCTTTCCTAGGGTATGCTGCAACCTCTGGGTCTGGATCTAACCATTTGACATACTCTGGATCTTCAATAGCACAATCTAATTGTGCAGCACTGTCAAGATAATACATGTCGTAGTATCTCTTCTGTATGTCGTTGAACTTTTGTATGCGATAGTCAGGTGCACCATTCTCTTCTAGTAAACCTTTCTGGACAAAGCGATAAGGATAACGCTCTAGAATAACTTCTGTCTTAGCACGCATCGTCGTGGTCTCTGAGGTAGTCATAATTTAGATTCTCTGGATTTTGTGGAACTACTAGTATTTTAGCACCGTCAGGTTTTTCTACAAGAACCACTGTGCCACTTTCTGCTTTGTCACAGTAGTAGTCTTTGCGATCTTCAAACTCTTGTTCAGTTATCTCGATCATTGAGTTACTTTCCACGTCTCTCCTTCTCTGTATTTGTTTGGAAATTTTTTAAAGAATTGTTGGCTGTTAATGCTCAGTTGCATTTCTTTAGTCTTACCTAACCATTGTACGGGTGGTGATGGTTCTTGTTTATAAAACCTGACGTCAAATGGTTTAGTAACTATGCCAACCCTATTTAGATTTTTTGGTTTGTAATCCCAAATATCATAACATAAAGTTGTTCTTGATGAACATCTACCAAACACTCCACGCATGTATCTTGGATCAGACACTATAAACTTACCCTCCTCTGGAGCAGAAAAGACTACTTCTGTTGGTGGATTGTTTTCATACTGTTCCCAATACTTACCTTGTTTAGTATCTAATATTGTAGTGGGATCTGTATCGTTTGTCAAGTACAATTCAGTTGACAGTAGAGGATATTTAAGTGTCCCATTTTCTTTTCTACAATTATCATCATGATTAGAGTGTAGAGTTATAGTATTGTGACCATCTAAATTCTCTATCCACCATTCAAATCCTACTGCTGTAGGGTATTGAGATGATAAAAAGAAATCAAAAGAATCTACTATGTATCTTTCTACTGTATTTTCTGGTTCATCATACTTACCAATCCATTTATTATAACCTAAAGGATAGAAATATTCTACTTCTTTTCTAAGATGAACAAGAGATATTGCGTCTAGTATTGGTGGGTAACTTAATACATTCATCTAATTCTTACATCAGAGAGTCTAGTAGTTCTCCTACGAGGTCTCTCTGTTCCTACTCTAGGAACTTCTGGTTCTGGTTTTGGTTCAACCAATTGTATCACATGCTTCATGTCCTGTCCACCATAGGTATTACCACAAACATATGTCTGGTTGTCGCAACCACACACATGATGATCGTGTTCATGTTTAGAACTAATAGTCCTGTTACACTTCTTGCAAGTTACTGTTGTCATCTCGTTTCTCTATATCGACAAATAAAAAAATCATGTCATCGTCAGAATAATTGTATCCTTCATGAACGTGATCCATAACATCATATATTTGAGGTTCACCCTCAGTCCAATAAACTTTTTTACCTTGCCATACCATATAGCATTTGTCAGATGGTATGTATAAAGGTATCTGTATTCTCCTATATTCTTTGTCATATACAGGAGGATCTTTATGAGGTCCTAGTGCTGTTCCAGATTCAAATACAGATACTTCTGCCATAAGAATTTCATCTGAATCTAAAATTTCTATTGCTCTTGGATCTTGAACAACTGAACGTCTTACCCCGCCACCATTGTTTGTCAGTGCTTTGATCCAACAGAAATGTATATCCTTGTTAGAATAACCAACAGCAGTAGGTGCTCGTCGTAAGGGAAAATCTGTTTGGGTTGCCCATTCATAAAGATAGTCTACATCACTTCTCTTCATATTTTATTGTGGTTAATGTAGGGTTGTCCAATTCTACCCATTCATGCCACTCCATGTAAAGATCATACGCTTCATCATACATCTTCTCAAGAAGCAAATGCTCAATCCTATCCTGCATCCAGTCTAGCAGGAAGTCACATTGTTCTTTCATCTCAGGAGATGCGTTGTTCATTGTAGTAATCCTTTTTCATATAGCGACCAAGAATGTTTGAGTTGTAGTAGTTCTCAGTCTCACTTAGTACGTTATTTAGAAAGAGTTGCTTTGTCTCTTCATAATTAACCCACCCTTTTGTAGTATGTAGTGATATTATCTCTCTTCTAAAAGACGAGTTTCCAAGATGTTTTCTATCTTGATTAAGCTCTTCACTGCTGCCATAGTATTTTTTCCAGTCACTCTCAGATTTAACCTTCCTAGACTTACCTCTAGGCTTTCTAAATTGGTAGAAGTATTTTCTTCCGATGTACTGTTTGCCAGTTTGTAAATTTGTAATCCTGTAGACAAAACCGAAGAAGTTGCCAATATCGTCAGAAGTGAAAGTTGTATCGTTGTATACCCAAGGGTTTTCATAATCAGTCTGCGTAACCGTCATCGTCGTCACCACTATACCATTGTTGACCATCGCTGTCAATGTATGCGTCCTTGTCAGCGTAGACTTCTACTTTCAGTTCTGTAAGGAGTTCTTCGAGTTCAATTATCAGTTCTTTTAACCGCGTTCTCTGCATAAAAAAATGCCCTTAACTACTCTATGTAGCAAGGGCAACTTTTCACCTAAAGAAAGTTAAGACTTTACAGCAATTCCTCTATAAACTAGAGTCGCTTTCTCTGCCTTAGCATCTTTGTTTGGACGATTGTTGGTGTCGTACTTGACACCCCTGTAAGTGACTTGTGCCATAATAGCATTCTCCTAAAGTAGTTGGGATTGTAGCCCCGTTCCTTCAGTCGGCATTTGCGTCTCCCGTAGGAGATGAACGAACCCGTTCCGTGTCGGCTTACTTGCGGTCTGAATGTATCAGACTGAACGTATTGTCATGATAACATAACATAATTATTTAGTCAAGTGTTTTGTTACAATCGCTACCTTCCTCTTCTTCTTTTGTTCGGTATGCCCACTCATCTGTATGACCTACAGACCACCACTTAGGTAGTGTCTCTACTGCATAGTTCTGTGTGCATACTTTGAAGTCAGGTTTCTTAAGGTTATCGTTATCAACTAAACTATTGTCAAAGAACTGACATCTATTGTTAGGTTGTGCAGCAAACTGTCCGTTGTCTAGTGCAATGATATTAAATGTCTTATGTTCTGGATCATGCTCTGAGAAGTTTACATCTAGTACAGAGAAGTCAGGATGTGCAGTGTCAATAGTAAATTCATATTCTCCTGCATGCATCTTCTTATCTTTACCAAAGAACTGACATCTACCCAGTATAGGTTTCTCTACAACTGTAATGTTATAGTCAAAACAATCCCACAGTTCCAATACATCTAACGGTAACTGATCATCCCAATTTATATCTTCTTTCCATACAAATGCACTGAGTGGTAACTTATCAAACAGTGCACCATAGTCAGTTAGTAGTGTCTCAAAGTATAATGCTTTTGCCTGTATGCTTCTTACAGATATCCAAAGACCAGGTGTAAGTTCTCCATGACCTTTTTCTAGATCATATAAGTATTCTTTCTTTACCCATACCTTTCTAGGGGGTAGGGGGTGAACCAAGTATGCCATTATTTTTCTATAGTATAAGAGGGTGGAATGTGATGATCGTTCCAGTGTCTGATGTTGCCACCAACAATGAAACAGTTGGTGATTATAAGTTGGAGAAAGATAAAGGTTCTTATCATTGCTATGTAATCTGCTTCCTTGTCAGTCTTGCCAGATTTATCACCTAATGCCTTCGCCCATATTCTCCAAATCTTATTCATATTTTTTGAACCATTCTTTCAAAGACGTCTGGTATCCAGACTCCCGACTAGGAGATTCCTTGATCCCCTTCATCCTCTTGTAGTCGTTGTGCATCGCTTGGAGGAACCATGCCTGTGCTAGTTGATGAGGACCTTCCTTCAACAATTGGATTTGATATTTCGATAGACCAGCCTTCATCTCCAAATACTCCTGTCTCCACGATATGCGGTTCTCGTTCTGGTTCCTTCCAAGATTGTAAGAGTTCATCTGTCTGTCGGTCTACGTCCTTCATAGTATTATATATTTTAACATCAATCCATAATTTTTTCAAGTAGGCAATAATTCCTAGCAATAAAAATGAGATGGGAAAGCGTTGTTTCTTTGCCCACCTCTCTGCCTGTGCATACCAAGGATCTGTTCCTTTACCAAATGTTTTTTCAAACTTCCACATCGTATTCTATTTGAAGTACTTTGGAAGATTTACCGTAACTATTACGTCTAGTTATTTTTTGCACACTACCACCTAAAAGAACTGTTAGTTCTTCTATGCGTTTTATAATATTTTCTTTGTTTCTCATCATCCTCCTGCCATGTCATCATAGTTGATGTCTTCTGCATCAATAATTGCTTGCATCATATCTTCTATATCAAAGTGAGAGTCCTGCGAAGGTGTCTTCTGTGACGTCTTGTTTGATTCCTCCGATGACATAGGATTCGATTTCTGTTTCTTGTGGTGCATTTTGCTGACCCTTAGAGTTTAACCAATACTGTGTCCATGGTAGTGGATTGTTTCTAGGACCTATATCATAGATAGGATCTAGACCTATTGCTTTCATTCTTCTGTTAGCAGTGAACTCTACATACTGACCTAATAGTTTTTCATTCAGACCTATCATAGATCCATTCTGAAATAAGTATGATGCCCATGCCTTTTCCTCATCTACTGCGTTCTTAAACATCTTTAGAACGTTGGGTTTTTCTTCTTCAGCGATTCGTACCATTTCTTCATCGTCACCATCTTGCCATTTTTTGATGATCTGTTGAGTAAGGACAAGATGTTGGCTTTCATCTCTGGCGATAAGAGAGATAATTTTAGCGGATCCCTCCATAACTTTGAGTTCACCAAACGCAAACGAGCAAGCGAAGGAGACATAGAACCTAATGCCTTCAAGAATGTTAACGTTGAGGACTGCTCGGTAGAGTTTCCTTTTGAGTTCTTTCCTGTCATAAGTTCCTGCGGGGTGTCCTTCTGCTGCAAATTTCCATGCGTTACCAGAGTCAAATTCATGCTCTGAATTTATAAGTTCGTCATATGCTTTGGTAACTGACTCAGCACGTGACATGATCTTTGGATCATCGAGAACAGTATCAAATACCTCACTGGCATCTGGATAAACATTCTTAATAATGTATGTATATGATCTGCTGTGGATCATTTCCATCAACTGCCACACATTCATAGCAGACTCTAGTTCTGGTAAGGAACAGTATGGCATAAATGCCATGCCAGGACCTCTGCCTTGAACTGAATCAAGCATGATCTGATACTTTAGATTAGAAGTATAGATGTGCTTCTGTTCTGGTGTCAGTGTTTTATAGTCTGACCTATCTTTCTGTAGAGATACCTCTTCTGGTCTCCAGAAATATCCTAACTGTTGTGTAGTTAGTTTGTCAAATACAGGATACTTGAACTCATCGTATCTCTGCATTCCTAATGGTTGACCAAAGAACATTGGTTGTTTCTTTGTATCTACATGGTTCTTATTAAAAACCGTCACTCCTTTCATGTTGTTAACTGTCCATTCTTCGTTTGTCATATCGTACAAGATTCGCACTCTGATTCGTTTGATGATTCTATATTACTTACAAGAGCTTCTAGTGAAACTTTTGTGTCCTCGACATCTAAGTCACTCTTAGCGTCGTATGTATTCTGATAGTAAGATGTCTTCCACCCATACTTGTACGTTTCGATCAAGTCTTTTGTCATAACTGACATAGGAACTTCGTTGTTCGGATAATTTTGTGGGTTGTAAGACCAGTTGCCACTGATCGCTTGGTCAAAGAACTTCTGTATAACTGCAGTTACTTTGATGTAACCACCGTTATCTTTCATATCCCATAGTAATGTATAATTATTTTTCAAATGCGGATAGCCTGGAACAATCTGCTTAAGAGGTCCTTTCTTTGATTTCTTAACGGACAAGAAATCTCTAGGTGGTTCGATTCCATTGGTTGCGTTTGACACAACGGAACTGCTCTCCGAAGGCATTTGTGCGGACAGAGTGCTGTGCCTGAGTCCGTGGTGGAGGATACTAGTCCTAAGACTATGCCAATCATAGTTCAGTTTGTTCTCTACTAACTCGTCTACCTCTTTCTTATAGGTGTCAATCGGTAAGACTCCGTTTGAATATTTAGTGTGTCGGAACCCTTCACATGCACCCTTCTCTTTTGCCAATTCATTCGATGCTTTGAGTAGATGATACTGGAATGATTCTGTCAAATCATGAACAAGTTTCCATGCTTTTGGATCATCATACTTGACACCATTCTTAGCAAGGTAATGTGCTAGACCAATGTATCCTATACCTAATGATCTACGTGCTAGTGTGCTACGTTTTGCTGCTTCTACTGGATAGTCCATGTAGTCTATCAGTTCTTCTAGTGCCCTAACAGCAAGGTCACATAACTGATCCATCTGATCTAATTGTGTAATCTTACCTACGTTGATAGCAGATAGAATACACAATGCTATCTCACCACCCTCATCATCTATATGATTGATAGGATCTGTTGGTAGTGTGATCTCCTGACATAAGTTACTCATGTTCACCTTGTCTAGGAATGAACTGTGACTATTGCAATGGTCGATGTTCATGATATAGATACGACCTGTCTCTGATCTCTCTTTCAATAGACTATTGAATAGTTCTCTTGCAGGAATAGTCTTCCTAGGAACAGACTCGTCTGCCTCATACTGTTCATACAATGCGTCAAACTCTGGAAGACCAAAGGTATCATATAATTTAGGAACATCATGAGGTGAGAACAAACTGATGTCTTTGTTCTGCATGAACCTTGCATAGAATAGTTTTGAGATCTGGATACTGTAGTCTAGTTTCCTTACTCTGTTGTCTTCAGTTCCTTTGTTGTTCTTTAGAACTAATATATCTTCTATTTCTTGGTGCCAGATGGGGAAGTGGACAGTCGCTGATCCACCTCTAATGCCATTCTGAGTGCAACATCTGACAGTCGCTTCAAACTTTTTGAGGAA